ATTAACTAAACTCAACATAGCATTTGTTGAAAATTCTGGTAATGCAGCACCAGCAGCATCTGCTAATTGACTTGAAAGTTCTTTAAAATCAGTACCTGCAGATAGCATATTCATAGCTGCAACACCACCAACACCTATATCACTACGTTTATATGCAGGACCATAGGATGTTTGAACCTGTGCAGGTATTGCAATATAAGCAGTATCAGGGTGTTTTACTACCTTTTGTCTGTTGCCTGGTGTTTTTCTAGAGTAGAAAGTTTCGTGATCGTTGTCTTTGTACGCCACTCTTTGACGACGGATCATTATATAATCTGTCGCAGGTGTTGGATGGTCATCAATTCCATGACCATGCTCAACGGGGTTTTTTAATGGATATCTTAATATCGCCAAGGTTTCGTCCTAAATAGAAATAACACTTTTGTATATTTATGCGGTATCAAGGAAAATATCGTGCTTCTTTCCCAAGAAAGTATAAAGGTGACCACAATAATATTATTTATAGAAGTTCTTGGGAATATAAGTTCATGAAATGGTGTGATGTAACTCCAACTGTTCAAGAATGGGGTAGTGAAGAGATAATCATTCCTTATATATCACCTGTAGATGGTAAAAGACATAGGTATTTCCCTGATTTTTATGTAAAAATTCAAGGTAGGAAGTATTTGGTCGAAGTTAAACCATTAAAACAAACAATGGAACCTAAAACACAGAAAAGACATACTAAACGGTATATCAATGAAGTTGTTACATGGAGTGTGAATAAAGCTAAGTGGAAAGCTGCTACCGAGTTTTGTAAAGATCAAAACTGGGAATTTAAGATAATCACCGAGAAGGAGCTTAAAATCTAATGTCATTAGGACGAATTATAAAGGATTTATTTGCATCTATACCAACACCTACTAATGCAAGTAGTAATTCCCTAAGAGAATTTCAGTCTAAGATGTTTAGAGGGGAGAATAGTCCCTCTTATACAAGTCTGTACTCTGTTAGGTTTTCATCTTCACCTTTGTTCATGAGAAGCGGACAATATAGATTAGAAAGAGATGTAAATGCTTTTTTACTAGATTATATGGCACAGTCCATAAACCTTCCTAGTAAACAAGTTACTACTGCTGCTGTTGTTAATCAGGGTTCTGCAATTAAGTATCCAACTGGAGTTGCATTTAGTCAAATTAATATGACTTTTCAAATGCCTAGATCTCAAAGAACTAGATCAATATTTGAAAGATGGATTCAGTTGATAAGTAATGATGCAGATCAATACGTTGATTTCTATGAAGATTATTGCTGCCCTGTAGTAAGGATATATAAGTTGGAAAGAGGTGGCGGTGATCTCGCTGCTTTAGACTTTGTGTATGGTAGAGGTGTAAGAGACTCTGGATATGATCCTATGAGAGTAAGACAAAATGATGTGACTGCTTGTTGGGAACTCAGAAACTTATACCCAATGAATATTGGATCTGTTCAATTAAATGGTATGGATTCAAGATTAATGACTTTAACTGTTGGATTTAACTTTGAAAGGTATAGATTCTACCCTAAAGGTCAATTTGATTGGAGAGGTGTCTTACCTAATCCAGACATCAACCCAGATGCAGTTTCTAACCGAAGTACTTACTCATATCCTTCACAACCGAGGGGAGATGAGTCTTGGGTAGACAACTTCAAGTAACCTCATAAATAAAATTACTGAATTGAATTTCTATGGCATTACCTAAATTAAATACCCCAAAATTTAAAATGAAACTACCGTCAGACGGTAGAACTGTTAACTTTAGACCATTTCTTGTAAAAGAAGAAAAAATTCTTCTTATTGCTACTGAAACAGGTGATCAGGATAGCATGGTTAACGCTATCAAAGACATTATTATGGCATGTACTGACATTAAGGACGTGGATGCACTTCCTACATTTGATATTGAATTTGTATTCCTACAGATTAGAACAAAATCTGTTGGTGAATCAGTTGAAGTCGGTGTAACTTGCCCTGATGATGACGAGACCGAAGTAAAGGTTAATATTCCTTTAGATGAAATTAAAGTGAAGAAAACCAGAGGTCACAGTAAAGAAGTGAAATTAGATGGCGATATTACCCTTACAATGGGATATCCTAGTCTTGATACATTTGTTAAAATGAACTTTGCTGGCGAGCAAGTTGGTGTTGATCAAGTATTTGAAATGGCAGCAAGTTGTATTCAAACTGTAGCAGATGCTGAACAGGTATATGAATGCAAAGACTTACCTAAAGATGACATTATGGCATTTTTGGAGGGTATGACTTCTAACCAGTTCAAAAAAGTTCAAGACTTCTTTGAAACTATGCCTAAACTAGAGCATACAGTAGAAGTTGAGAATCCAAATACTAAAAAGAAGAGTGAAATCAAACTCGAAGGTCTAGCGGCTTTTTTCGGATAGCACTTCTTCATGCCACTTTGAAGAATTATTATGATACAAATTTTGCTCTAATTCATCATCATAAATGGCAAATCGAGTATATTGAAAACTTGATGCCTTGGGAAAAGGAAATTTATGTGAATTTATTAGTACAGTTCTTAGAGGAAGAGCAAAAACGCATGAGAGATCAAGAAGCAAAATCAAATGGCTAGAATAAGTGCCTATAAATTTGTTAGTCCCATAGCTGGTGGCAGTAATAAGTCACCTACAGTTGCTGCAGCTTCACGAAATCTTGTTGCACTTAATAATATTGGATTTTCTTTAACTGGTATAGCCAATACTGTTAACGATTTACATAGAATATCATTATTAACAGTAAAGAATGATAAACTAAGAGAGATAGCAGAGCGTAGAAGAGCTCAGAGAGAAAAAGATAGATTAGCGGAAGAAGAACTAGAAAATCGTAAAATTTTAAGAGGTTCAGCTAGTGTATATAAGAAGCAAGGAGAGAAAGGATTAAATAAACTAAAAAGAGCTCCTTGGGTAGATAAGTTACTAGATGGTATATTCGGTCCTTTTAAAGGTTTAGTAACTGCCCTCCTAGCTTTTGTAGGTAAAATATTTGCTTTTGCTGTCACCAGAGAGTTGATGGTATTTGTAGCAAATCCCGAAAATAAAAAGCAGATGATAACGTTCTTAGAAAGAACTGCTTTTGTTATACGGAAATTATATGATTTTACAAAATGGTTAGTTAAAGATAAATTTTTAGACGGATTCGCTTCGTTAACAGGAGAAGGTAATACATTTGGAGAAAGATTAAAAGGATTAGGAGATCTTTTAATAGGGATCACAACTTTGGGTGCTTTATTAAATCCATTTGGATTGATTGATGGTATTTTAAGACTTCTTGGGATGGATTTCTACAGACCTGATCCAGGTGCGGTAGATGGTTACAATACTTCTAATATTAAAAATAAGAATTCAAAAACGATAAAGAATAAAAATATAAAAAATAGAAGTATTAGTAATAAGGTAAATTATAACACAAAAGCTGGTTCTACTTTTAAGTTAGAGGCAACCAGAAAACTTAATATGATGAATAAGCTCGCACCTGAGGGTTTTAGGTGGGATGCAAAAGCAAACAAATATGTCTCTAAAGGTCCTGCTTTAATAAATGCAAATCAACCTAAAGGAAACATTACTAGCAAAGGTATAACAAGAATACCTCAAAGAGGTCTTATAAAACTTCTTGGAAAGAACGGTGCAGCGACTGTAAAAAATATCTTTAAGGGTTTCGGACAAAGAATACCTTGGATGGGTGGTTTATTCACTGCAATATATTCAATGATGAATGGTGATCCCATTGGGATGACCTTATTCAAGTCTTTAGGTTCTCTAGCAGGTGGAGCTTTAGGAACATTCTTACCTATTCCATTCTTAGGATCAATATTGGGTATGTATGCAGGTGAATATGTTGGTGAATTACTTTATATGGGATTCAATGGTAGTTCACCTGGTCAAATTGCAGAAAAAGTTAAAGCAGATTTTGTTGCTGCCTATAAGACTGCACTTCGAGGTGGTCAGATGGCACTTAACTGGATAGGAGGTACATTCAAAAGATTTTATGCAGGTATACCTAAATGGAAAATACCTGAGTTTCCTGGATGGGCAAAGTGGGCTGACTTTTTAAACATTGGTGGTAGAGAAATACCTGATCTTTTATGGTTAGCAAGTGGAGCTGTAGGTAACTTAGCTCCATTGAAGATGCTTTTAAAAGCAGCATTTAGTAGTGATCCAATTCCAAAAGGATCAATGAAAAAATATACCTTACCTAATTTCAATCGTGAGGGTGAAGGTAGTCCTGGAACTACAGGAAGAAGGCAAGAAATAGTTGATAGGAGAGTTGCAGCTGCAAATGCTCTCACTATGCCATACAGTGATAAGAAAAAATATAAGGCAAATCAGATTGTATATAAATCTGGTTTCATGGGATATAATAAAAAATATTATATCTTTGATGGATTTGGGATTGGTGCTGTATCAATGGCAAATCCTCTTACTGCTAAGAACTTTAGAACTGATGCAGAATATGAAGCATTCCAAGCTGCAGGTGGCACTAAAAGATTGCTTGAAGGTGGTATTACACCAGAAGAAATGGTTACTAAGGGTAGGAAATTACTCAATAAATCAAATATAGTAGCTACACCTACAGTTAATGACACTACAAAGAAAGAAGGGACATATAAGGACGGTGTACAAGTTATAAATGGAGAAGTAGTAGAAGTTAAAAATGGAGAAATAGTAAAGGAACCGATACCAGGTCCTGAAGGAGATGGAACTTATGAGCAAGGATATAATGATGGATACAGAGCAGGTGTTAATGAAACTGCTGCTGGTATTCAAGCGACCAATGATATGCAGACAGATAATGCTATCAACGCAACAAAATCTGTTCTATCATCTATGGATCCTAGAGATATTCCTCCAGACCATAGTATTCTTGAGAAAGGATTTTTAAGTCCTACTTTTAAAAATAAAAACAAACCAAGTACCTTTAATCTTAGTTATGCCAACATGCCTTTTGTTCCTAATAGTGAATATAAAGGTGTAGAAACAGATAACAAAAGATACGGTAACACAATGCCAGAAGGTGCTTTTGGTATAGGATCTAAATCAACAGATTCAAAGAAAAAAGCATGGTGGGATCCACTTGGTGTCTTTACAGGTAAATCTATTGGAGGCATGGTTCCAGCTAGATTGAAAGGTGCATCTACTGGTAAGAGTTTCTTCTTTGGTGGTATTATTAGAGGTATTACTAAGGCAGTTGGTGGTGTATTTAATGGTATTAAAAAGGCAGTTACTGGTATAGTTCAATCTCCTATCTTTAATATTGCTAGTACAATATTATCATTCACTCCTCTTGCTCCTATTGTTGCAGGTGTTCAAGCTGTCGCAGGTTTGGTCTCTGGTAATCCAATGCAAATGCTTAGTAGTGCATTTAGTCTTGGATCAACATTCTTCCCACAAACATTTTCAAATATTACCAGTGGTATAAACAATACATTTGGTAAGGTTCTTGGTGGTGGTATAAATGGATTCCTCTCAGGAGGACTACAAGGTGCTATGGGTGGATTGATGGGAGGCATACAAGGAATGTTACCTCAAGGAGTTCAAAACTTCTTTGGTAGAGTCGGTGGGTTTATTGAAAAATTCCCATCAGTAGGTGGATTAATTAATGCGATACCTGGTGTTGCAAACATACCAGGATTAGCAGGTCTATTTGGTTTACAGGATTTTGGTGGTATGCAATTTAATCCTATGAACATGTTCCAAGATATGGCTAATAACTTTGGTCTTGGAGGATTGTTTAGATCCATAACTGGTATGATGCAAGGTGAAGGAGGATTTATGGATGGAATGATTGATATGGCAGCAGAACTTGGTGTTAATCCGTCAGTCTTAGGTGTATCTCGACCTTTAGGAAGCACTCTCGGAAGAAATATGGCAGACTCTTCAAGAGAGTATGCTATGCAAACTTCATTAGAATTCATTCCTATTCCTGTAATTATTGAAAAACTAACACCAATTCCTAAGCCAGTTCCAATAAATACTCCAGTGCCCGTAAAACAACCAGCACCACCACAGCAACAAGAGAAGAAATAAATGGCAGTAACTAAAACTACCAAAATCAATATGTATAAACTGGTCTCGACGCAAGGCATCCAGACCAGAAATAATGCTACTGCGAGTGCGTTGGTTAAGAATGTACAGGCAATTAATAATATTGGAAAGACTTTAAATTCTGTATCTCTTGTATTAAAAGATATCAAGAAAATTGAACTTGATAGATTAGATGCAGAAAAGAAAAGAAGAATAAAAGAATCATTCGTTCCTCGATATACAAAACAAGAAGGAATAGGAGCATCAAAATTTATTAGTGACTTTGTTGCGAAACCCCCTAAGTCTTTTTGGGAATCATTATTACAGACATTCAGTGGATTAATTAAATTATTTGTTATAAGACCTATTCTTAAATGGTTATCTAACAAAGAAAACCTTAAAAAAGTTGAAGATGGATTAAAAGTACTCTACAAAGCTATAAAATTCCTATTCAATTTATCAAAGAGTATAGTTGGAACGACAATAAATGGACTGTACGATTTGCTGCGAGCAGATGCCAAATGGTATGAACGATTGTCGGGATTTGGTAAAGTCTTTGGAATGTTGGGTGGACTATTCCTTGGATTGCGATGGTTAAAGAATCCAGGCAAATTAATTAGAGATGTAAGATTTGTATTAGGAGGATTCCGTAAAGGTTTACTTCGTTCTCAGAATCAACTAAGAATGCAAAGAGGTATGAAACCTTTACCTGGTGCTGGTAAAGTTAAAGTACCTAGAACTAAATTTAGAGGCAGAGGTTGGGCTGGTTTAGTATTCATTAGTGGTATTGGTTTAGTTAATGTTCTTAGTGGTGAATCAGTTGAAGAAACTACACCAGAAATGGCAAAAGGTGGTTGGATATCTGGTCCTCAAGGAGGTTATCCAGTATCTACCAGAGGTAGAAAAGGAGCTGCTCCTGATTTCATAGGTCATGGAACTGAATATGTTGCAAAGAAAGATACTGGAGAATCATTCGTAATACCATTTGATACACCAGCGACTAGAGTTGCACCTAGCCTAACAATGGCTAACATGCAAACTGCTTCTATGTTAGGTTTCGATGTTCCCGATTCACCTCCAAGAATTAGCAATAATGGAATGTTCTTGGGTGGAGTATTTAAAGGTATAGGAAATGTCTTTAGTGGAAAGACATGGGGTGGAATGAATAAAGGGACAGGAAGAGATGGAACTTTTGGATCTGGAACTTGGGGATCAGGAAGACCAAGTGACGGAGATATTGGAAAATCTACTGGTGGTGGAACAAATTGGCTTAGTGGTCTTGGAAAAGGATTAATAGCTGCTGCACCAGATATAGGACAACTTATTGGTGGAGATAAAGGTGGTAGTATTGGTAGTATGATAGGTGGCTTTGCAAATCAGATGCAAAGTGGTGAAAAAATGTCATTTGGTAATGTTCTTGGGAATATATTACCTATTGCAGGTCAGTTCTTAGGTCCTAAGGCAAGTGGAATCATGGGCAATGTTTTGGGCATTGGTAACATGTTCTTTGGTCCGAACGCAGGTAATTACTCGTTTGGCGATAAGATCATGGGAGTACTGGATGGATTCGGTATGAGTGATAGTCCAATCGGTAGAATTATTGGTAATGTCTCTGGTGCAATGACTGGATTACAAAGTTCAATAGCAGGTAGTAGTGGATTTGGAGGGGGAAGCGGTGGTGGTGGAGCTGCAGCTGCTGCAGGTTTATCAGCTACACCAAATGTTGATACTGATGATGAGAAAAATTATGGAAAAGGAAATCCTGCAGTATCTGGTGGTGGTATCGGAGCAGCGATTAGAGGTGGACAATGGGCATTAGGAAAAGGATTTACAGTAAGTGAACATCGTAATTTTAGAAATAATAAATGGAATAAGTTTACTGCTAACACAGGAAAGGGATTTGTTGCAGGTGGTGGACAAAAAATGGGTAAACATGCTAAAGATAGTCTTCATACTAGAGGACTAGCATTAGATGTTACTGATTACAGAGATGGTGATTTTAGAAGTAGAATTGGATCTCTAGCAGGTGAAGCATATGGAATGAGAAAGGCATTGAATCTTACACAGATCATTCATGATGGTTGGGGTGCATGGTTTGGTGGTAAGAAACGAGGTCCAGGATCATATGGTCATCCTTCACATATGCATATGGGATTTGCTGATGAAAAAATACCTGGTGGAGAAGCAGGTGGTATTGGTTTGAGTGGTACTGATATGAATTTATTAGGTCAGTATGTTTCTGCAGAATCAAAAGGTGCTACTCCTTTAGAATCTGCATTGATTGCTAGATCTGCTGTCAATGCTGGTGGTGCATATGCTTCTGGTCAAAGTCCAAGTTTATTTGGTGCACCAGGTGCTAGTAGTTTCTTTGATATACTTGATTCGCAGTCAACTAATTCAAATTGGTATGGAGCTCCTTTAGGTGGTGCAGACACAGCAAAGGCATTTGGAGCTATAAATCTAGGATTGAATACTGATAAGATGTATGATTTCTTAGGAAATGCAGGAATGCCAGATTCATTCTCAAACTTATTCTTAAACTCTACAGAAGCTAAGAGAGGAACTGGATTAAACAAAGGAACACCTTTTGGCAAATTTACTTTTAGTACTGGTGGTAGCACTTATTATGATAAGGCAGTTAAAAATTTAGGTGCTGACTTTAATCCATTCGCTAAAAATGATAAAGGTGTTGGATCAGACGCATTTGGTTTTGGTGGTCTTGATATGCCTAGTTTAGCAGGTAAAGCAGAAGGGACTGCTACATCATATGGTGGAACTCAAGGTGGAACTCAAAAACCAGGTGGTAATCTTGCTGCAATGTATACAGCAAATCAAAAAGGAGAGAACCATGGTGGTCCTGAAGGAACAAAAGATAAAGGTAGAAATGCATACGCATTCCAAAAGGTAACAAGAGAAAGAGAATATGCTAGAAGTCAATTACAACAAAAACATAGTCAGATGTTGCAACAGACTATTGCACAAGTTCAAGCACATAACGCATCTGTTAGAGCATCAGTAGCACAAGCACAAAGTGCTATAAGTCAAATTATGGGATCTCAAGCTGCTGCTATGGGAACCATCAGTGGTCTTGGTGGTAAAGTTCAGAGAACTGCTGCTACTCTAACTTCCATAAATTCTACAGCAGCCTTCTTAGCATAATATGTCAGAATTCAGACAGTCCTTAAATGAATATGGTATTAGACTCATGGTTTTTCGTGATAGAAAAAGACTTGAGAATGATGATGGTGCTTTTAACTATATTGAATTTCTTAGAGGATGTGAAATATTTGAATCAATAACACAATCTGCTATTGAAGCATCATTTATATTTGAAGATGCTGCAGGTATGAGTGGTATCTTTACTGGATCTGAAATAATTAAAATTCAAGTAAGTACACCTAATCTTGATAGAGAATGGGTCTTTAGAAGTTTTAAGATTGGTGCTCGTGCAAGAACTAAAGAATCAACAGATGTATTTCAAGTTGATGCTGTATCAGAAGAGTTTATCAAGAATGAAACTGTTAATATATTTGGACACAGTGAAGTAATATTTCAAGGAAAAACAGAAGCAGCTGAAATTGTTGAGATGTTAATGAGAGATGAAAGATATCTTGCTTCTAGAAAAAATCTTTACTTAGAAGAAACTGTTAATAAACATTCTTTCCTATCTCCTAACTGGAGACCACTTGATTTAATTAACTGGATGCTCCAAAAAACTGTTCGTAAATCATCTCAAACAGGTGGATTCCAAAATGGATTTTGTTTTTATGAAAATGATTTAGGATTTCATATGAAATCTTTTGATAAGATGGTTGAAGATGTCAATGAACAACCTCTAGGAAAAGATACTAATTACAATACTGGTATTCCTAGAATGTATCGCTATAGTTATACAGAAAAAAATATAGATCCTCAATCAGATTTCCTCAACATATCGGGTTTTTCTTTCCCTAAAGAAAAGGATATGATAGAAGGATTACGTCATGGAGCTTGGGGTGGATATAGTGTAGGTTTTGATCCTGTCACGATATCCTCATCAAAAATGGGATTGAGTAAAGATATGTCTACTGATGCTATCACATATAAAATGGATGATGTCTGGTCAAAAATGGCACATTTAGATGGTAAGAAAACTGTCAATCCTATAGAACAGATGGACAGCGATTACAAACAAATACTTGCAACTCCTAAGAGAGTTCGCTATAGTATGCTTAGTAACCAAGTTTTTGATCCTAAATTTGTTGATAACCCTCAAGCAAACTACCCAGAACAGGCAGAATTGCAGGCATATCAATGGATGAGAATGGAAACTTTAAAAAATATTCAGATGAATATTACCGTGCCTGGTAATTTAGATCTTTATATTGGTGCTGGTATCTTAGTTGAAATTCCAACTGCTTACACAACAGGAGAAGGTAAACGATCTGATATGAAATACAGTGGTAAGTATATGATTAAAAGCATTACTCACTCATTCGTAGGAAATCAGTTCACAACCGAGTGTTCTTTAATCAAAGATTCTATTCTAAGAGACAAAGGTATACCAACCCCACCCCCAGTTACTCAAATTTAGCCTAAATAGTTCTGTATCAACGAGGTACAATATGAAAACAATAGAAGAACACATCCAAAAAGATCACGAAATCTTAGACAATCCAATGGCATCACCTGCAGCACGCAGACATGCTAAAGTCGAATTACATGAACTGGAAGTTTACGCAGAGCATCATCACGATGAAATCGAAGCAGGAGATCACCATGATCCTAATGCATTAGAACTATTTTGTGAAATGCATCCAGATGAGCCAGAATGTTTAGTGTATGACGATTAGCTTTGATGATGCACTTTTAGGTCATTGGACAAACAGACACCAAGCACAATCTAATCCTTTAGGATTTGCTTCCGTAGAATTAGAATGGGGTATAGACTACAGCGATGTAGATCAAATTTGGTATACGTCAAAAAACTATTATAGAAAAGAGGGTCCTAACAAACCTTATCGGAGTGGGAGACACAAAATGTCTCTTATAAGGGGGGACTCTTTTTTAATGGAAAATTACAGTGAAGATGGAACTAAAAGACAAGGATGCGATATGTTATTTGTCGAGATCAATGGCAAATGGGAAGGCAGATTATTCGCAGAGGGACAATGTGTTATGGGTGGTGCTATAGTTAGTTCACACATGATACTATTTGGAGATAAATTACACAGTGCGGATCAAGGAAGAGATGAGCATGGTAATTTAATTTGGGGTACTGATCATTTTTATAAGTTCACGAGACTTGCTAAATAATAAAAAAACTATAAGTAGATGGCAACTGTCGAAGGTATCTTCAATGAACCATCAGTAAACTTTGTCGGAAAAGACGGTTTCTTCTGGTGGGTCGGAGAGATAGAAGACAATGAAGATCCTATGGAACTTGGCAGAGTTAAATGTCGTGTTCTAGGATATTATACAAATTTTAAAGGAGGAACAGTAGCTGATCTGCCCTCCAAGTTTTTGCCATGGGCTACTGTATTACAACATACATGTCAAGCAGGTAATGATGGACAAGGTGAATCATCAGGTCAATTACAACCTGGTGCTATTGTCATGGGTTTCTTCATGGATGGTGAAGTTGCACAAATGCCAATAGTAATTGGTGTTATGAGAGTTCAGAAAGCTACTCAAACAAAAAACGTAAGAGAGTTTTCATTTACAGGATCAACAATGTATCCTGGTACTGCTCCTAACCCTTCTGCTATTCATCCAGCAGATAACAATACTGCAGATCCAGATAAACCTCAAAGACAAGGAAATACAAACGTTGTTGCTTTCGCAGGTCAACAGAAAACTAAATTAGGTGGTGATGGATCACCAAAAAATTTAGGATCAGAACCTGGCATACCAGGTAGCAGTATAAATCCAATCAAACCTTTAGATCCTGCAAAACCTATACCTGTTGCTAACGGTGTTGGAGGTCCTTGGAAGACACTAGAATATAAGTTATCATATTTAATTGAAGATCTTGCCGATACCTCTGCTAATCTAATTCAAGCAGAAGCATCTGGTTATGTTGATATTGTAATTGGTAAATTAGTAACTAAGGAAGAACTTACTGCTCGTATTCATAACTTCTTGAGTTCTATATTTGCACAGATAATATCTGCTATGCGTCAAGGAATGACTCATTTAGCAGATGAGTTACAATTATCAAAAATTATTGTGAGTTCTACAGGAGTTCCTTTTTCTATTCATCAAAAGATACAAACTTCTGTAAGTACAATTCTATCTTCACTATGCACACTAGACGCTAATATTACCACATACACTGCTGGTCCTTTAAAAGCGGTGACAGATGCTTTAGATACTCACCTTGCTAGTGCATCTAGTAAATCTACATGGGTAACAAAGACTGTAGATGAAGTTGTTGCAGCAGTTTTATTAGAGGCAGATACAATTATAAAAAATATTGGTGATGTAGTTAAAAGTGTTAAAGATATTCTTAAAGATGTAGATGATGCAGCAGGTATTGTTAGTCAATGGGAAGCAGCACAAACTATCTTTGGTGTAGATCTTTTTAGTAAAAATTTATCTGATCTTATGAAAGATTTGATAGGTTTCCATACAAGTGGATGTAGTAGAGGATATGATAGTGCAAAAGATATTTCTGGTTGGTATCCTTTATTTGGTGTAACTCGTTGTGCATTTACAGATTTAGAAAAAATTAATAAAATACGAGGATCAAACCGAGGAGACGGAAAAGGTAATACGGGTAATGGATTATTTTCTGCACTATACGAAGATGCTGATCCATATTTAACATCTGCTAAGAACTATCCAAATGGTTCATATGATCTATGGTTGGGAACACCAGGTCGTCAAGGTGAAGTTCATAAAAATTCTAACGGAACTACACATACATCAATCAAATTTAATAACTCACACTTTGCAGAAAAAGTTGCTAGGGATGTGTATAGAAAGAATCATCCAAGTGCAACTGAAGAAGAAGTGGCAGCAGCAGTTGAAGAATTTAGAAAGAAACAAGCAACTTCAGATACTGGTGCATTGGTTGCAGATCATATATCATATGCAGGTACTCTTACACAGGAAGTTCATGGTGATGATTGTAAATTAATTAATGGAGATAATGCTGTTAGTATTGATGGTGATTATTTTTTAAAGGTCACTGGTAATTGTCATATTGAAGTTGGTGGTGGTTTCTTCTTTACTGCTGAAGGTGCACCCAAGTCAGTTAATAAAAATGGTAAAGCAGTTTCTGATAAGATACAAAAACATGCTATTAAGTTTGGATCTGATGTTGATATGACAGTTGTAGGTGCTAAGTTTGAATTACAAAGCACAGAAACTAATCTTGCAGCTATATCTACAAAGATTACAGGTACTATATTTGAAAATAATTGTCACCAACAAACTATGAGTGGTATTGAATTACTATTTTCTGCAGATAGTTCTATAGAACAAGTTACACCACATCTACTACAATTAATAAACACAGAACCAGTTACAACATCTAAGAAAGTTACAGGTATTAGGACAGTAGTAACAGGTGGTATTGAAACAGTTATCAATCCTCCTGATACTGAAATCTATAAACTAATTACAGGAAACGAATTAGATGCTACAATAAGAAATGGTAAGTATCGTCTAATTAAAACTACTAACATTACAGACTTATGATTTTCTTTTCTTTTATACTATCATTATTTGCTAATCATCTTCCTGTGATGTATGTGCAAGTGCCTCAGTGGGCAGATGATTGGGCAGTGTGTGCTGTAGATATACCTGATGCAAAATGTCATTGGTATGTCATGGCTCCAGACAATACCTTTGGTGAAGGTTTTGATTGGGAAGAAGCACCTTGGTTTGATGCCAATGGATTGAATGACATAGCACCTATGCAAGCAAAGACAGTTGTAGAAAAACTTCAAGAACAACCTTGACAACCTTCTTTGTTTATCCTATAATGTTGGATAAATGAAGATTCTAATGACTGACGACGAAACACTTGTAGTAGAACATGTTTTTATTAACCTTTCTAAAAGGAAAGTGACACTCCTTGATAACGAGGGGTATGAACAGGACATTGACTACAAATTTGATTCAGAAGGATCTGCAGGTTTTACTGAAACTATTGGTATGATTCAAGATCAAGTGGAATCTGATCAAATAACTTACGTTCTTTCTGAGGATTTAGAAAAGTGAACCATGAACCGATTAGTGTAACACAAGAAGAAGCAGAAGACAAAATTGGATTTATGATAGACATGTGCTATCGTAATCGTTGTGTCTGGAGAATAGAAAGACCAGACGGTACTGCTGTTTTATTGTCTCCACTTATCCAATCTGCACCCCCAATAAATAGTGATGTGATCGACCAAGTAGAAGAATTTAGAAAACAATTTCTAGAAGGACAATCCGATGAAAATCCCGAATTGGCAGCACCACAGTAGAAAAGAACAAAAGAGGACATTGAAACCTCAAGCACTTCGTCGTGCTAAAAGACGATTACAAGCACTCAAAGCAAAACTTCATTATGGTAACACCAATCAAAGTAACATCTTTAGATAGTACACCTGCACTAGGACAAGAACCATTTAAGAAAGCACTATTCCCAATAAACCCTTTCTTTCATTTTCCTGCAGTAAACGCAACTGAATTTATAGCAAAAATTAAATCTATTCCAAGAGAACCTCAGAATGAAAAATTTCTGTGGGGAACTAGAAGTAAGTGTGACAAATATTTGTGTGAAGATATAGAAGAGTGGGTTCCTTTTTGGAGAGATAATTTAAGATATTTTACGGACAGATTAGGACAAGAAGGTTCTCTTCATTGTGGATTTCATTATAGACCATATCAACCTTGGATTAATTGGTATAGTCGTGGAAACTTTCAAGAAATGCACGATCATAACGAACATGATTTAGTTGGTGTATTCTTTGCTGAAGTACCTGAGGATGGTGCTAAATTTTATTTTGAAGATAGAACTTTCCCCATGCTCTCAATGCCTTGGAGATATATGTTAAACTTAGGTAGTGCATTCTTCCCTAAGATTAAAAGTGGTGATATTGTTTTATTTCCTGGTCATATGTTTCATGGAGTCACTCCACATGAGAGTGATGAAGTTAGAATTACAATGTCTGCCAACTTCGATCTTAAGGTTGAAGATGAACAACCTCTGAATGCTAGATGACAGTAAAACTTAAAATCGTTGATAATTTTCTACCTAGTGGTGATTATCATCAAATCAAAGAACATTTAATAGACAAACCAGACATTCCTTTTAATTTTTATGAGGGAAAAGTATATGGGAAAGATGCAAATAAAAATTTGCAAGACTCTCACATGTGTCATGCTTTTTATCATTTGAATAGGTTTCCAGCAGAACCTACAGCAAGTCAATATTTGGGTCTTTTGTTACCTATTATTGCTCGTTGTAGAGTCCTTGCTATTCATAGGATTAAATGTAATCTTGAATTACATGGAGGTAGTGAACCATATCAAAGTGAATATCATGTTGATTGGGAAAATGAGGAAGATATAAAATCCAATATGCAAGCAGGAATATATTATGTCAACACTAATAATGGTTATACAGAGTTCAAGGATGGAGAAGAAGTAAGAAAAGTTGAATCAGTTGCAAATAGAATGGTATTTTTTGATGCAGAACTTTCACATAGAGGAGTCTCAGCAACTGATACTAGATATAGATGTGTAATAAATTTTAATTGGTTTACTTGGTCAAACTATTATAAATTTGATCAGAATTTCGATACCTACTACTAACCTACATAAAAACGAGGGAGTACAAAAGATCTCTACTTAGAAAGAGTGCCCTCCATACATATTATTTTCATTATGTTTCAACCTATTATTCAAGAAAATTTTCTCGATAAATTTTACTTCCAATACCTAGATGATTGGGTTCATAGTTATGCTATCGAGTGGAAATTTAACAAAAACGTTTCTAAGCACCTCGCTACAATAGGTGAGTTAAAGGAAAACGATTTATATAAAATTGGATGCAGTAGAGGTTTATATGACCCATCTAAAGGATTAGGATTCAATGGTAGTGAATCTGAAATGCTCATACCTGCTATTCTTAAAATGGAAGAAACATTTGTTGGTGTGCCTGCATCTTGCTGTAGAGCAAGATTAGATATGACATTCGTAACACATCATGGGGTGAAACATAATCCACATACAGATCACCCAATGCCTCATTGGACTGCCATACTATATTTTTCTGATACTGATGGCGATACTATCATATATAATGAAAGGAGAGATGGGATTACAAGGCATAGTCCCAACTTAGATAATGATGATGACTTGACAGAACTGGTAAGAATAACTCCAAAGAAAAATCAACTCGTATTTTTTGATGGATTACACTATCATACAGGTCATTCCCCAACTACAACCAGTAATAGAATTTTACTAAACGTGAATTTTAATAAGGTATAATGGCATTCTTAGTACACCCTCTTCCTCCTATACCTGTATTCGTTAAGAAAGAATTTCTTTACGATCATCAAAAAGGGCATGGAGAATTGACACCTGGCATTTGGATCTCAGTTAAAAGTGTTCAAGCAAAAGCACTTTACTTTGAAACTATGTTAACTGATTACGGTGCATTATATGATAAACTACCTCTTAGTGCTTTTGTATGGACAGAAGACTTTGATAAAGATAATCAATTAGAACTAGATGTTCTTGAACTCTGGGATTGTTTTGATTACAATATAACAGTTCTCCGTAAACCTATCTTAGGTAGATGCGAGTTCTTTGGCAAAGATAAAAAAATGCACGCTGGTGAATATGAATTTACGATTGACACTGGGCATCCTGATCAGTCAGTTATTGATACTAACTTTTCTGAGTTGGACCCCGAACATAAGTCCTTTAATGTCATTGCCCTCGACAACGGACAATATGCAGCTCAACCAAACAACCGAGTAATTTGGAGGGATTGTAGTTTAATCCCAGATAATTTGAAGAAACCTGACTTCAAAGTTTGCACTCAGAACTACGCTGTAGAAACTGAACCTAAATGGTGGACAGTTGGACATACAGATGAGTGGCAATATAAAACAAAAGAGGAAGAGGAAGAAGAAATCGATCTTACAGGCGGTTAACTTTCTTTATAAATAGACCTGTAGCCATAAGTGTAATTATTCGTGGGAACCCGTAAAATATCACAGTTAGATACAATATCCGATTCAAACTTGTCGGGAGAGGCAATTCTTCCTATCGTAGTTTCGGATCCATTGATCCCTAACAGAAAAGCAAAAGTCAATCAGTTGTTTAAAGGTCTTACTCAAGGATCAAAAACAGATCCTGGTCTAGCTTTTGATTTGGACAGAAATACTGGGTTGTATCAAAATGCCTACGATCAAATTGGACTTGCCTTTGGTACAGGTGGACTATATTTCTCTAGAATAGCAGGTGCTGGTGGCAGTGCTGCTCTTTATATGACTGCAGTTGATGATACTGCTAGTAACGCTGACATAGTATTAGCACCAAAAGGTGCAGGTGCTGTTAAAGTTACAGGACAATTCTCAATTACAGATGAATCATTTATACTTGAAGACTCACAAGGTCCTAAAGCAAGATTTGAGATAGGTAATATAGGAACTGGAACAAATACAAGAATTTTCACACTACCTGCTATCACTGCAGGCAATGGAACTACATTTGTTGGAGACGATACCACTCAAACTTTAAGAAATAAAACTATTCTTATTGACGAAGATAACTTTGTTATCGTAGATGGTCAAGAAGAAGCAGTGTTTCAAATCAACTGGGCAACTACAAATGATGCTCGTAGGAGATATTTCTTACCAGACGCAGGTGCTGTAACAACAACAGTTGAACCTACAGCGACAGATTCCACACTTTTAGATACAAAGACAGAGCAAACTGTTCTATCTAAAACTTTGGTTAATCTCAAACTTGCTGCAAACGCTGAAGTTGCAACAAATTGGGCACAGTTCAATACCTCTTTATTAGATGCAAATAGAATCATAACTGTTCCTAATCAGAGTTTTACTTTGGTTGGAGAAGATTCTACTCAGATTCTTAAGAACAAGAACATTGAAACTCTAGTTCTTCAAGACCCTACAGATGTTACTAAGAAGATTACCTTTAGTGTTGCTAACCAAAATACAGGAACTAACAGAACCTTTGAACCTCCCTCTTCTGGGATACTAAATACTTCGGGTAACAGCACTTTTGTCACAGCGAGTGCTATACAAACATTAACAGACAAGACACTACAGCAACCTAAACTTAAGGAGAATGAGTTATCAAGCTCCTATACTGTTACGTTTAGAACTGATAATGTTACTGCTGATAGGGTTATTAGATTCCCTGATGCTGACGCAACACTTCTTTCAACTGAAAACGTAACGGTTGATGATGTTACATTTGGTGCAGGTCTTGCTGCAGCGAACTTAACTGGTCGAACCAGACTACAACAATACTTCTATTCTGGATTTAATTAAATGGCAACTCAAGGTCAACTAGCAAATTCAAAGCCTGCAGCGAACACTAATACGTTACTGTATAGTTCGCCTATAGACTCATCCGCAAGCACAGTGTTGACTGTTGCTAATGACGGTACTGGATCAACATGGGCAGCAGCAATAAAACATTACGATCAAAGATTGGTATTAGATGCAAGCACATATAAACTTCATAAAGGAGATTTAGTATCTAATTATAGATTTCTTTTAAACGCAAATTTCGATAACACTGCTAGTATTACTGCTGGTACAGTTCTTACTTCTTCAGATAGAGAAAAAACTGCAAAGTTTGAATCTTTTTATGTTCCTGATTTTACGGAAGTATTTGTAAAGTCATTCTCAATGAGAATAGTTACACTTCAATCAGTCAGTGGTGGTGCATTTGCAGTCGGTAATACACTTACGATTGGAACCGCACCTAACACATCTACCGCAGTTGTATATGATGTAACGACTGATGAAGAATTAAACACAACTACAGTAAAAATAGGTCCTACTACACTTAATGGAACTGGTGGTGGATCAGGAACTTCTGGTGAGTTCGCAGATGGTGACTCATTAAGTAATGGAACTGCATCTGGAACTATTGCTTCTGGTGGTATTGGAGCAGCAAATCCAGAATTTGTTTTTTCCACTACAACTTCTGGTGGCACATATCAAATGGCAAGTTATACACAACTGTCATTTTTCGCTGATAGAGCATATCGTTATAACGTATCAGACACAACTATGAGTGGTAGAGATTTTAAGTTATCTACTACAACTAATGGAGAATATGGTCCTGACGGAGACGCAGCAACAACTGCTGACAACGGAACCGAATTTACTACAGGTAAAACAAGTAACGGAACTGCAGGTTCTAGTGGTGCATATGTTCAGTATAACTTTGGTGCAGCAGCAGATGTAACACTACTTTATTTCTATGATGGTGGAACTGGAACTGCATCTAACGCTAACTATGGTGGTGCTGACAGATATTTCCAAATTAGTGATAGTGTTGAGTATAGTGGTATTTACGTTTATGACGTAACAGGAACTTGGACAACCTCAGATACTTTTACAGTTGAAGGAACTACTTACACTACTAGCACAGTTACTACAGGTCAATATGGTTATGTGTATGCATACTCATCAACCAATTTAGATATTATTCTCGGACCTGGATCGGCAGTATTCTCTGGATCGGAAACATTCTTTGATGTTCCTGCCTTAGGTGGTGCAACCCGAACTAAAGTAACTGTTAGTTCTATTGGGGTAGCACAAACCGCACTTGAAGGAGATGAATATCTTGCTCAAGGTGCTGCTAACGCTAATAGTGCGATTAGTAAAATTACATCATTGGTTGTAGGACCTGGTGAAAGAGTAATCGTCAACAGTACTACACAAAACAATACTTTCACACTGATGGGATTTGAAGATATTGCAACTTCATTCCCTGTCAAGAAATATGATAGAGTTGCACCAACCTAATTGGGGTGGTTCTATTGACCAATAAATACTAAAAAAGCAGCGTAAGTAATGTCATTAACTAGACTAAAGAACATTATTACGTCCAGAACAGGACGTATTATATACGTCAACCCTGACGACTTTGATGCCTCTGATGCGATTGATAACAGAGGTAACTCTGCCTTGCGACCTTTTAAGTCAATACAAAGAGCATTTTTAGAGGTAGCAAGATTTTCATATAGAGTTGGTTTAAGTAATGACGAATTTGATGCCTTCAGCATCATGTTATATCCTGCTGCATATATTGTTGACAATAGACCTGGTGATGTTTTATATACAAACGTCGCACCGATTGATGAAAACTCAAATTTAGATTTAACTTCACCTAATAACGTATTATATAAGTATAACTCAGTTGAAGGTGGTATCATAGTTCCCAGAGGTTGTTCTCTAGTTGGAACTGACTTACGTCGTACAAAAATTATTCCTAAGTATGTTCCATATCCTACAGTCTATGCTGCAAAAGGCATTAACACAGAAAGCCAAGTCCCTCCAAGAACAGCAGTCTTCAAAGTTACTGGTGGTACTTATTTCTGGCAATTCTCTTTCTTCGACGGTGCTGAAGAAGGTGTATTCTTCAAACCTGATAGCGTAGAAACTATACCTCCTAAGTTTTCACACCATAGACTTACTTGTTTTGAGTTTGCTGATGGTTTGAATTCATTATCAACTCTTATTACAAATGGCACAGTTCCTAATGCAGATTACTCTGCAGTTGCAAATATTTTAGAAAGAACTGACTTAGAAATATACTATCAAAAGGTATCAAAAGCATTCGCAACAATTCCTGATACATCTGGAGATCCTTCTGTTGACCAAATACAGGCAAGAGTTGAGGAAAACAGAATTGTTGGTCCTATATCTGATGAATATAGAGTACTACAAATCACTCGTAATGGTAATACAGCGACTGCAGTTACAGTTGATGAATTCGACAACCCAAGAAATCACGGGTTCTCTGTTGGTGTAAACATCAATATTAGTGGTGTAACTGGTTCGACAGGTCCTCAGTCTGAAGTTGACGCTAGTTTATACAACGGGTCATTTACTGTTACTTCTGCATCTGGTAACGTATTTACATATCAAATGGCATCTGAACCAACTGGTAATGCAGTCGGTTCAAATATTACGGTGAAGACTGAGATTGATACTGTTGACTCTGCATCACCATACGCATTCAACCTATCACTAAGAAGTGTATGGGGTATGAACGGTATGCACGCTGATGGTAGTAAGGCAACTGGTTTCAAATCAATGGTTGTTGCTCAGTTTACTGGACTGTCACTACAAAAAGATGATAGAGCATTTGTAAGATATAACGCATCAACTGGTAACTATGACGTTGCAACATCTGGTGATGGTGCACATTTAGATGGTTTCGCTGAATATAGAAAAGGATGGGGTCACGAGCATATCAAGTGTTCAAATGACTCATTCATACAGGCGGTTTCGGTGTTCGCTGTTGGATACTTTGGTCACTTTACTGCATTAAGCGGTGGTGATATGTCAATCACCAACTCTAACTCTAACTTTGGTAATACTGCATTAAGATCAGCAGGTTTCAAAGCAAAAGCATTCTCAAAAGATAAAGCAGGTGCATTAACACATATCATACCCCCTAAAGCACTTAATGTTATTTCCACGACTGCAACTGGAACTAACGGAGCATCTACGATAACACTTACAAATGATGGTAGTGTTAATGGTGTCATTGAAGGTATGACTGTATCAGGAACTAATATTGGAGTAGGAGCTATAGTTGGGTCAGTCAACACAAATACTAGAGTTGTTACACTCACAGCAACTAACACAAACACAGTCAATGGAAACGTAATCTTTGGAGAAGAGACATCTATTAACTGGGTTAACATTGATATTCAAAGAACTAAAGTAATTAACGCTGCACTTGCAGGTCAAGGTGGCACACCAGGTACAAGATTATACTTATATGGTTATACTGTTGAAGCATCTGCACCAACTACAAGAGTACAGGGTTTTGCAGTCGGAGCAAGACAAGACGGAACTGGTGCTGGAGCTATAGCAGATAAGATTAACTGTTTACTTGTAGCACAAGGAGCAACATCTGCAACAGTCCAATCAGCAAGCATATCCCCTTATGGACCTAGTGTTTCTGGTTTATCTGCTGGCACAACAGGTTCTCCTATTCAATATGATAGTAATACATATACAATTAATGGTGTAGCAGGTAGAGTTGGTGGGTGGTATCTATCAGTCAGCTCAGTTGATAATGGAATCTATACTACACTATCAACTAACACACAATACAATACTGTAAACTTCACACCTACAACATTCTTAAAGAGGATCCCCGATCCAAGAGACTTACAAGATAGAACATATAGAGTTCGCTATGTAATTGATAAGAATAAAACTAATCCGTTACCTAGAGACCCTATCTCTGGTTATGTAATGCAACCATTGAATACAGATGCAACTGCATATAATCTACAAAGATGTTTCTACATCTACGATATTGAGGTAGTTCAACCATTTGTAAGAGGTGTAGATGACGGAATCTATTATATTACTCTATTGTGTGGGTCGATTGCACCTACAACTTCTAACTTTGATGATAGAAAATTCTCACAGAACGTCAATGAAGTATATCCTACATTTGATAGAGATAATCCACTTGCAGACCCAGACGCTGCTGTATCAGTAGCAGATAACGAAGTAATTGGATTGGTGAACGCTACAGATGGAGCATCACCGACACCAAATAAAGATCCAAAACGATCTATTACTAAGGAAGCGATTGAGTTCTTACTAGCAGATACAGGTTGGACACAACCAGGTACTACACCTAACTATGACTCTGTTAACAAGAGACTGTCTGGTGTTAGATTGACTGCACAGGCAGGTGAAGAAGAAGTTAGAAAGATTAATATTAGAGAGGACAATACAGGAACAGTCGCACCGATTAATGTAGAGTTTAGAAGACACTCAATTCTAAGATCAGGTAACCATACGTTTGAATATCTTGGTTTTGGTCCAGGTAACTACTCAACTGCATTCCCTCAAACACAGGTAGAGACATTATCACAGAACCAGATCAGATTTTCACAGTCAATTAAAGAAGAAGGTGGAGTTTCATTCTACTCAGGACTGAACTCAAATGGAGACTTATTTATTGGTAACCAAGTTATCAACCCTGTTACAGGTCAGATCACTAACGAAGATATTGCACAGTTGAATGTTGTTGGAGAAGAGAACACAACTATCGAAACCTTCTCTGAATTGGTATTGACTGATAAACTGACTGTAATTGGTGGAGCATCAAACCAATTAGAATCAATATTTGCAGGTCCTGTTACATTCCAAGGATTAACAACCTTTACAAATAATATTCAAGCAAGAAAAATATCTTACTACAACCAAGATGGTACTGTTATTAAGACAACTTTACTAGCACCTGAGGACGCAACTGGACTACCAAACTTTACAAATATTACGGGTTATACAACACCTGCTGACGGGGATTTAGTTTACAACATTAACTGGACACCAGGTAAATCACTTGGTTGGATTTACTATAATGGAGCATGGAAAGAGTTTGGACTAACAGATACAGCAGACATCAATATTGACTCTTATAACAATAGTACAATTATTGGTATTGGAGTTGCACCTAATAACCTTTATAGAGTGAATGTCAATGGTAATGTAAGGATTGATGGAGACGTTGTTGGAACTGGTCGAGGTGTTGTAGGTCCTGACAAGTATATTACTAGAACTTATACAGGAGACGGAACTCAATTAACCTTTAATATTACAACCTACTCAGGTATTCAACATACAGATGACTCTGTATTAGTATTCTTAAATGGTGTAGCACAAATTGCTGGCACCAATTATACAGTAGATGCTGGTGGTGCTAACATTGTATTTGCATCTGGAGACGCACCTCTAGCTGCTGATACAATTCATATTATTGAACAACCTATCTAATTTAATAAATAGATTTGGAAGACTCTAAGTAAAATATGGCAGTTACAAGAATTAGTGGTAATCAGATTGCCACTTCAACTCAAGCGATTATTACAACACTATCATTCTTAAATACGAATAGTATTTTTAGACTGCCTAGTGGAGATACCGCAAGTAGACCAACTGGTGTTTCTGTTGGAACTATTAGATTTAATAGTCAAGAGGACTCTGCAGAAATTTATAAGGCAGATGATGGAACAGGAAGTGCAGGTTGGACTGAAGTAGCAGGTGGAGGACCTTCTGTTGGTAATGATGCGATCATTAGAACTAACGGAGTGACTCTTACTGAACCAACTACAGTTGGACCTACTGCAAATGGAGATGAAAAATTCACTCATGGTTTTCATTTTGGAACTTTAACTTTAGGTGCAAGTGCAAACCTAACAGTTGAAAGTGGTGCAGGTCTTCAAATCGTTGCAACGGACAAATTACTTGCCTATCAATCTGATATTAATCAACCTGGTAGAATTTTACAAGTAGTAAAAGGTTCTGAAGTTGCAACTGGTAACTCAACACCACTAGAAAATGAATATAGAGAGATCAATACTGCATATAGAACAACTTTCAACTTAAAATCAACTAATCCCCAACTCAAAGTTACATGGGTATGTAATGGAGAATTGGACGGAACTATGCCAAGAACCGCTTGTAGATTTTATGCTTCTGTTGGTTTTAGTTCTGTTACAGCATATGGAAGACCTATGTTCTTTGGTTCTCCAAATGATGCTGACATACAACAAGCAGCATCTTCTACTGTAACCAATATGTTTCCTGTAACTGCTGTTGGTGGATCAGAGGTCACAGTAACAATATACTGGTCTGCTGAAAATGATGCAACAGGTTCTAATATAAACTTTGGTCAAACATGGGCTCAGTTTGGTAATGTGCCTATGGCATCATTCCTCATAGTCGAGGAAATTGCTACTTAGCAATCTTCTAAATAGTCTTAGTGACTAAATAAATACATACAACAAGGATAAACTAGGATGGGAACCCTCAATTGTACAAATGTTAATGCCACACAGGTGACTGTCGGAACTGGTGGTGTTGCTTTCCAAGATGGCTCCAGTATGACTTCTGCTCAGACAGGAACTTTGAATGATCTGAACAACGTATCTGCTGGTTCGCCCTCAACTGGACAATTCCTTCAATGGAATGGTTCAAATTGGGTCAATGCAACAGTTCAGCAAGGTATTGAATCTGGAACTAGGTCTCAAAGACCTTCAAGTAATCAGTTAACAACTTTCCGTTGGAATACTGAAACTCAAGTTCATGAATCATACTTTGATTATGGTGGAGAAAACAACGTAGCAGGTTGGCACGCTGTTGGTGGTCGTCAACTAATTGCACACGCACAAAGAAAGGATGCTTGGAGTAGTTTTGACTTATTTTGGGGTCAATCAGTAAGTAGAACCTCTGGTAGATACGCTGGTTATGAGATCATGATCTCATTATTTGAACCCAATGGTGGTAACGGAGAATATTATATGCGTTTCATTCGTGGTAATGGTAGCGTAGATAATGGTGGAAGATACTACCATACTGTTAGATCACACCATATTAATGATGGTTTCCCAAGAAACAACGAAAACGGACAAGACCTAATTAGACTTATCAACTCTGATAACTCATATGACTTAGGTTCAAACGGAGAATCCTCATTCGTTTATCGTATGTTTGTTGGTAATACACCCAACAGTAGTACATGTAACTACTGGGCATATTGTATTGAGGGTGGTGGATACTCAAACCAAGGTGGACAGAGAATCCATATTGGTGGTAACTGGAGATGTGACCACGCAGAATCAAACTCATACCCAATTAACGGAATCCAAATGATTTGTAATAGAAACATGAGGAACGTTGGTCAAGGTGTGAACTGTATAATTAGTGTCATGGGAGTTTCTGGATTTGAAGGTGCAGAACTTTATGACTCATATATGCAACCATAACGAGGTATTAATCAATGTCTATTCAAGTAGTTGAAGGAAACGTAACAGGTCTGAGAGAAGTCTCAGATGAAGAAAAACTCGCATGGTGGCGAGAAAATATTGGGGGTCCTGAAGCATATGAGCATATTGCTGTTGATGGAACTAATCCAGACACAGACTCTAACCTCATGGAAAAGAGAACTTGGTCAGAAGAAGAGTGGAAAACTTTTGTATTGAAGCATGGACACCACCCAGACACATATAAGTATGATTTATCTTATGTCGCTAATAGAAGAGCAGAATATCCTGATGAAACAGATCAAATGGGTGTCATATGGGACGTAATAAAAAAAATATCAGAGAGTGGAGTTGATATTGGACAAAGTGGAAAAGATATGCTACAATTATTTGAGGATATAAAAGCTAAATATCCTAAACCAGAAATACCAGACTCAACAGAGTAATCCTTTATGGATCTATTTGCGACATATATTCATAGATTTCAAATCTATGATGATGATTTAGTGACCCAAATCATACAACACATTAAAAAACAACAAGAAGTTTCTGAAGCACAGAAACTTGAAGGCTCATGTAATAACGTATCAGGAGAGTATTCTGTACGTGGACATGGGTCTTTTCATTCTAAGGACGATCTTGCTGAACTAGATACAGAGTGGTCAAAAAAACTTAGAGCATTATTGTATCAAGTTAGTTGTGATTATTGGTATCATTTTACCAACGCAACATTTTCGCCAGTTCCCTCAGAAGATGAATGTTCTATTCAATGTTGGGGAGTTGTTCTCAACAAAGGAGGAATATCACAGGTTCATTCACACCCCTGTTGTAAAATGGCAGGTGTTATGTGGTTAGATGTTCCTGAGAGAATAGGTAAGAAAAGTGACAACGGACAGTTTCATGATGAAGGAACATTTTGTGTAAGAGACCCAAGACCTGCTGCTCACATGGATATTGCCATTGGTGGAGAGGTGTGTAGGTTCGTACCATCAGCAATGAAAGGTATGGTTTTTCCTAACTGGTTAGATCATTATGTTAATCCTCATTATGGAGACGAAGATAGAATTTCTATCGCATGGAATACTGAGTGGAATCTCAAAAACAACTTTGGACTCATTAAATCAAACAACTAATTTACTATGGACTTATTTCATACTCATGTGCATGAGATACAATTACAAGAAGCAGATACACTTTGGGATAATATCATCACTCATGTAAAAGAGGAACGAGAAAAAACCCCTCATACAAAACGAAATAGGTATTCTCTTACAGGAGAGAATTCATATCATTCAGAAGATAATTTATGTCAATTAGACACAGAGTGGTCGAAACAACTTAAATTGTTATGTTATAAAGCAACTGAAGATTTTGCACAAACAGAGAAGAAACCTTTATTGGCAATAGATAAAGTTTTTATAAATTGTTGGTGTATGATTATGGGTAGAGGTGCATACTCTATTCAACACTCACATCCTGGTGCCATTTATAGCGGTGTATTTTGGTTGCAAGTGCCTACTGAAATGCCAAGAGATCAAGGACAATTCGTAGTTGTTGACCCAAGACAAGGAGCAAGGTTATCAATGTATAATCCAGAGGGATTTGATGTTGCACCAACGAGGTCTCATGTT